TCATGGTTTCATTCGATCGCAAGAGTCATGTTCAAATCATAGAAAATATCATCATCGACAAGTATGAATACAATCTCATCGCGAGTGCTGTACATGTCGGTATTCAAAATGATGGTCACTATGTGGGGATGATAAAGCGTAGAAACAAATGGTTTTTGGCGGATGATGACAGTGTTCGAGAACACCCACTTCCTGACGAGGCTGGATTCTATTTCATGGTCTACAATCTAAAAACTCCTTCATCTTAATATTCTCTTTGATGTTCACGATGGTTCGGTAAAATGTTCGGCGGTTATTGGGGTGTGTCTTATCCGTCCTCCTCTTTAGGGGTTTCCACCACATCGGCTCTTCCCAAGTTACATATTTACATTCAACTATGGCACCATCTTCGAACCAGGGTTCATCTTCCATACGATTGTGAGGAATCTCACTCTCAAAATAAAACTTCCCCTTTTCCTGTACATACAGACGCCATGATGGTATACCTGGTTTAAACCCTGGTGTTTCTCTCGAAGGTTCTCTCTTCATGAGAAAGTCCACTGTATTCTTCTCTTGTGGCTTCCATTTGAACATTGTCTCATGTGTTCCAATACGTATCGGATCATTGATAGGGGTGAACACGAGACCGTCAATCTTCTGATCAACTGTTGGGAGATACACATCCATGAACGTCTCAAAATCTCTCATATGATGAAACGTCTTGCACTTGAGACGATATTGGTCTGATTTCATATAGATCACAGACTTCATCAAACCCCTCGCGGCATCAAGGCGTTCTGTGAGATTCTTGTTCCACACAGATTGTCCCGCCACAAGGACAGCATCATAGACCATCAGCGTCCCTTCATAAAGTTCACCATCAAGAATCGTTCCATCATATACATTCTTCTTCAAATTGATAGGAACTTCAAACATATTAAAAGCCCGATTGACAAATAGACATTTTCGTTTTCCTTCATACGTGAGCGCAACCATCATGTGTCGTTCTCCATCCGTCTTTTCACAGACTACATAATCACCCCCTTTGAGTATAGGGAAATGTCTATGTTCGATCGAGATTGGCTGTGGTCCAGGAAAGTACTCTTTACTTCCCCATCGAGCATGTATAAAGTCTATGACATATTTGTGAAGTGGGGTGGACATGTTTTATGTTCAACCTTAAACTTTAATTTACTTTGACACCTGCGGCGTTGAGAATATTACTGATACATTCATGCGTATAAGTCATTGTCAACTTAGCTGCCGTAAATGCATAAACTTTAACACCTTGTTGTAAAAGTTTCTGAAACATATCTGGAGCCAGTTTCCAGTTTCCAGTCTTCTTATCTTTGATATTTTTCAAAACATTATTTGTGTTCATCATCCACGCTTTCGCTGTGGTTGAATCAACTTTACGAATATCTTTAGAAATTGCACTACCTACAACCGTGTCAAAGTGAAGCCCCATCTGTCCAACTGGTTCGGTGGAATTTTCTCGAACCTTCTTTTTAAAAAGATCCCAATCAATACCATCCTTTACACCTGGAAACACTAGGCACCCTACACCATCGTGTGGTTCAAAAAATTGATTCATCGATTCATCATCCATATTAATACCAAAATCGATGAAGATGATACGATCGTGAGATTTCATATAACTTTGAATTTTTTCAATCTTATCCAATGTGTCATCATTGACATACTCAATTTTATTATCCACTTTTCTTTCGAGACATTTCATAGTCATACGTAAAACGGTATGAAGTGTTTTCACATGACAGGATTTAGATCGAGTGACTATGATTGTCACAAGCTTCATAGCTCAGTCTATACTCTAAGCCTTAAGCCTATCATTGAGACATCCAGAAAAGGGTAAGTTTCCGACATGCCCAAGTGTGGTATTCACATCGGCATAAATTTTCCCATCGGTTTGTTGCCAACGGCGACAAAATGCGTAATCCTCAGAAAGGTATCTACGATTCGTTGGATCAATCATACAATCAAAGCAGGCATGATAATCATCAAAGTCTCGGTTTTGGTGATCATTCTTACACCACAGGTCTGGAAACTTTTCCTCTAGGGTTTTGAATACCGACCTCTTGATAACCATAAATCCTGTGGGTCCGTCGAGAATTTCGATGAATCCATTCTCAATAGGGCGTTTGTTTGCACCAAAGTTGATCACGAGACTTGAGGAAAGCATGGACATATCACGGTCGTCACCCCTCTTTACAGCATTTGCAGCTTGATCCCACATGACAACCTTCTTTGGGTAACACGCGACGGAAACATCGTGTCCAGAATTAACGAGACGCACGACCGCTTCGGGGTCGAAATGAACATCTGCATCAATAAACATGAAGAGTTCACAATCAGTCTTTTGCATAAAACGTCCTACAGCTACATTACGAGCACGGTGTACGAGAGATTCATTTTCAGTCGTGTCGAGATAGAGTTGAATTCCTTCTTTTATTAAAAGTAGTTGAAGTCTAATAATACTAGTCATATACTTTTCCAAGCATAATCCACCATAACAGGGTGTTGAAAGAAACAACTTCTTCATATACTATTTTTCACACGTAGCCTCTAAGTATTTTTTTATAATCACCTCAATCTTATTCAGTGTCGGAATGGACACTGAACATTTCTCACACATTTCATTTTTCGTCACTTTATCTCCTAGTACGATGTAAATAATCGCAGAAGCCACACTGTTTGGAGTCTTACTCATAAGATCTACACAGTCCTCTGTGGCATTACACATTTTGTTACATCCGAGGCGTTCTTCTCGTGTGACACTGAAAGAATTTAGAAGTCGTTGCATCACATCAAACGCTTTCGTCACATAGTTCTTTTTGGTCGCACCGAGAATATTGTCTTTGAATATTTGGGTTGTTCGACTTACATCTTTGGATTGAATACCAAACATATCCGCAATTTCTTTAGTTGTTCGAGGAATTTGGGCAAGACGACATGCGTAAAGTACACAATTCGCCTTGATACCTAGACGCACTGCACCACGGGTCAATTTTTCACCATTGAATTTCCTGTACATCATCTTTGCATCTTTGAGTACCGAATCTGGTAAAGTGTGACACGCTTCATCGATGTCTTTGTACGCATGGAAAAGAGATCGATCCTTATGATTCATAGACATATGAAAGTTAATCTTCGCCATCCTCTTGTTTTCGTACGTAGATCCACGTTGTGTCGCGATGACAGTTCCTTTGCCCCAGTTCTGTGAAAAGAGTTCTGGGTTTGCATTTGGGTTGCCACATCTCGACGGGTCATTCACTTTTCCGTCATCGGTCACACCACTGGTCCATTCTGCGGTATCATCCACAAAATAGGAATCAACGAGTCCACATTCTGAACATGTTGGTAATCCTTCTCTGGTGATAACTTTTACACTTGAGCATTTTTTACATAAATGAGTATTCACTGGCTTTTCATCGGGTTTCTTTGGTAATAGGGCGTCCAGTTCGGACCATATAGTTGCTAGCATTGTTTTTGAATGTAGCAACCTTTTTTAGACTTTCAAAAAACGCATCACTGACTTAGGCGTCTGACACGACTTTCGATGAGATCGATAGTTTCCTTGAAACTCTTTCCACCAGAAGTGGTGGGTTCCCATTCATTCCATTCTTTATCAATCGCTTTATGACCAGGGGGTAAGGCAATATCTTGACCTACGACTTCACTATCAGAGACGACAAAGCCTTCGAGGTCGGATTCGTCTTCAGCACCCTCATCATATAAGTCACTGTCACTGTCTTCGACATCGATTTCACTGTACATTGCAAATCTGTTCATACCGAGGGATTTCATTTCAAGATCAGAGAATGTTGTTCCACTTGGGTAGTGTTCCATCAAACTTTCATAAGGTGCGGGAGAAAGAGTCTCGGGTTCCAGTTCGTATACACAAGCATTCTTATAAAAAAGTTCAGTGGGGTTGAGATATCTCAGGCCGAGAGTATTGCCAGTGTTCATACCAACAATCCCGTACATTTCGTCTTCTACACCATCTTCGTTAACTAGTACTTTGACTATATCATTTTGATTTATTTCAGAGGGCACAATCATGCTTAGAGTTTTCAACCAAAAAAATATAAGGGATAATATCACAGATGAAAGTTACTATTTATTCGAAGGAAGGCTGTCAGTATTGCGACCACGCGAAGACCCTGTGTGAATCGGAGGGTCTCGACCACGAAAAGGTAATGGTGGACAAAGAAGAACTCCAACGGTTATGTGGTGACAACATAACAACCTACCCTCAAATATCTATCGACGGACGTCACATCGGAACATACTTTGATTTTCAAGACTACATGGAAGATGAATACGAACCAATTCTCGCCCCCACCCTAAACAGATTCACTGTCTTCCCCCTGAAGTATCCAGATCTCTGGGAACTCTATAAGAAGGCTCAAATGTCCAATTGGACTGCTGAAGAGGTAGATATATCTAAGGATATGGACGACTGGAAAACACTCAATGATAATGAACAGAAGTTTATAAAGTATATCCTGGCGTTTTTTGCTGGGTCCGATGGAATCGTTTTTGAAAATATTAATAACAACTTTGCTGATGAGGTGCAAATATCTGAAGCTCGCTCATTCTATGCCTATCAATCTCACAATGAAATGGTTCACGGTGAGACCTACTCCAAACTTATCGATAAATATATCAAAGATCCTACTGAAAAGAAACAACTCTTTGAGGCTATTCAAACTGTACCCTGTATCGAAAGAAAAGCCAACTGGGCTCTGAAATGGTTCGACACATCTCGCCCATTCGCTGAACGTCTCTTCGCTTTCGCTTGTGTCGAAGGCATCTTCTTTTCTGGAAGTTTTTGTGCCATTTACTGGCTAAAGAAAAGAGGACTCATGCCTGGTCTCTGTTTTAGTAATGAGCTCATCTCTCGAGATGAAGGGCTTCACCAAGAGTTTGCTGTCGAATTATTTAAACAACTCCGTAACAAACCGTCGACGGAGACACTTCATACAATCATCAAAGAGGCTGTCGAAATTGAGAAGAACTTCATTTTAGATGCGCTTCCATGCAAACTGATTGGCATGAACTCCGAAAAGATGTCAGAATATATCGAGTACGTTTCTGATCGTTTACTTAAACAGATTGGTCAACCCCCAATTTGGAACTCCAAAAATCCTTTCGACTTCATGGAAAATATTTCCCTAGATGGGAAGACAAACTTCTTTGAGAAGCGGGTGGGTGACTACGGAAAGATGGATGACACCTCAGATGAAATCGGTTTCGATGAGGAGTTTTAAACATTTTGCTATCAATTTACAAAATTGACTGGAAAATGCTGTTATTTAATTGAAAAGGACCCCATCCGATGACACGTCCATGGGCTCTAGGGTACGACCACTGTTGGTCAGTTCGATTTGGGGTTCACCGAAATCGGGTTTGGGATCGGGTGCATCAGCCATGCTAGGGGGGGCAGCCACAATAGTCTTGGTACCACATCCACATCCACTCTTCTTCTTTTTACCACCACAGCCACAACCACCACCTTCCTTCTTGATGTTCATCATACCCCAAACAACGAGGATGAATACGAGGGTGTGTACGAGGAGACCCAGAGTGGAGGGGCACCCAGTGGGGGTGGAGATCCAAGAACCCAAGATTCGCCTGACGATGCGGAAAGTCTCGGGGTTCGCAACGACGAAAAATGTGAGACCCGAGATGATGGAAATGATTAACTTTTCTTGCTGCTTCTTACCATTGCAGCCACAGCCACAGTCTTTAAATAGACCCATGATTACTTTTGATAATATCAACAAAAAAAAATAACTTAAAGTCGAACCACCTAATATAAATATAACCAACCAACAATGTCGCTCTCTATTCAGCAATCTACCGAATTCTCTGCCTCCTCTGTGCAATTCTCGAAACTTCGCAAAAACAAAAATGGCGGTAAAGCCGTCTACCTCAACGCCGGCGACAACAAGAAACTCTACATCCAGTTTCCTTTCATGCGTTCTCCTTACGGTATGAGCGCCTTCACTGATGAAGGTACTGGACGCACTTCCTACTCTCTCGATCTATCTTTCGATAGTGACAACGCTGAGGCTATGGAAGTTCACGACAAGCTCAAGGAACTTGACGATATCATCGTGAACACTGTAGCTGCCAACTCCAAAGAGTGGCTCGGTAAGGAGTTCAATGTAGCAGTCCTCAAGGAGGCACTCTACAAGCCTATGATCCGCCCTGGTAAGGAGCAGTACCCCTCTACTATCAAGCTCAAGATCCTCACCAAGCCTGACGGCACCTTCGTACCAGAGGCGTATTCTATGACTAAGCAGTCGGTCTTACTCGACACTGTTGAGAAGGGGCAGAAGTGTATGGCGATCGTCGATCTCAACCAGATCTGGTTCATCGATAACAAGTTCGGTGTAACAATCCGTCTCCAACAGGTTCTTCTCGAGCAGTCTGCGAAGCTTCCCTCCTTTGCTTTCCAGGGTCTCAATCTTCCCGATGAGGAAGTTGATGTTGAGGTCGAAGAAGATGAAGTCGACGAGGTTGATGACCAGTAAATAAATCCAAGTTCCGAGCCCTAATGGACTCGTCCTAAAATTCCTCATTGGTAAGATGAAACAATCTTCTTACGAATATAATAATGAACGCTCAGGTGAAGAAACTTCTTAGGGGTAAGAAGGCGTGTGCTCCTGCGTCACACCTCTGGTTGAAAAGGGAAAATGGTTCAATGACCAAGGGAGCTGTAAAAATTGGTGAAGGTAAGTACGGTAAAGTGTATCGTGGGTGTGTAGATGAGGGGTGTGAAAAGTACATCGTCTATAAAGAAGTCAGACTACCTTCACTGAGTGAAAAGACGAATAATGTACCGTTGAAAATTTTCAAAAATTTCTTCGATGAAATGAATCTAAAGATGGAATTTACCATCGCGAAAAAGTTGGAAGGTTTTGGGGTTCCCAAGATGTACCTCTACAAATCGTGTGATGGTAAGGATATTCTCTACTCTGAGTACGTGAATGGTAAAGAGTTGGGTGAGTGGATGTGGAACAAACCTACACTCAGTGCGATCAAATCAGTCATGACACAGGTAATCTATAACCTCTACCGTATTCAACAGAAGTATCCAGGGTTCCGTCATCACGATATCCACATTGGAAATATTTTGGTGCGTCCAGTGCCCACAAAGGATATGAAAATCAAGTTGAGTAACAAGACATTCACAATTTCGAATGCAGGTTTTGAAGCTGTCATAATTGATTTTGGATTTGCTGTATTCCCAAGAATTAAGAACCCTCTCATAAACGCCAATAATTACAAAAATATCGGTATTTCGAGAAAGTCTGATAAACACTACGATTTACACGCATTCTTAAATTCCATACACGCCATGGTTCGACAACCACGGACCACGACGGAACGTATAGTGAAAACATTTGTGCAGTCTCTTTTATCAGACAAGTATCTTGTAAATAATTCGAATGTTGTAAAGAACTATAGGCTGAGGGGTAACAAGACGGTGAATTTGAGCTTCGAGGAAGTTCTTTCCAAGTCTTTTTTCACGGGTGAGAAGAGTGCACCACTCGTGATTCCAGTCCTCAAACCCCAAAAACCTGTGGTCATAATGGTTCCCAAAAAGAAGTTTCAGTCTCCAGTCGATAAAAAAGCTGCAATCGCTCGTGCAGCTGCTATGCTAAAAGCTACACCTAAAATACGAAAGCCTATCATTCGTAGAAAATAATAGTAACCTATATTAAATAATGATCGCTTTCATCATTCTCGCGCTAATCGCTATTGTCATACTTATTCAGACCAAGAAGAAATCCTCCACTGGTGGGGGTAAGAAATGGACTGTTTTCGGAACTATGGGTTGTGGTTGGACAGTCAAACAACTTGACTACATGAAGAAGAATGGAAAGCCCCATACATTTGTGAATTGTGATGAGGGTGGGTGTGATGGCATGGATGCTTTCCCCACCCTCAAGGGTCCCAATGGTGAAACGTCTGTCGGATACACCGAGATGTAAACATTTATTATTCAAGAGTTGATTGTATCAACTTATCAATAATGAAATTAGATGCCACGCACAATCTGGAGAGAGAGGGCGAGGACGAAAGCGTCCAACATAGTGTTGATGGGCTTGAGAACGGAGATGTGCTTCACAAGAGACCTGTTCCACACGACACGGAGAAGGAATGTGCTGATGAGAATGGTCAGCACGAACACCAGAAATTCCATGAGTGCTTCGGAGCGAGTTTTGGCCTTGGTTACTTCTTGAATCATTTATTACAAGTGGAGATTTTTTTCTGTATCAATTATAAATGAAGGTACTCCCTCTGAGTGGTTCTGAGAGTAAGTACACCGATCGGAGGTGGGGTTCCCAGAAAGGTATAGGAAATAACAACTGTTATGCCTATGCCGTTGGTGATTATGAAGCCTATAGGTGGCAAAAGTCCATTCCCGGTGATCGGTCTGGACTCTCGAATGGAAATCATTCATACACACACTGTACAAGTCTCCCAAAGCGCGTTGTTTCAGACAATCCCAAAATTGTCTACAAAGCAGGAGCTAATGAGAAATGTAAAAAGGGATACTATAAAGTTATGATGTTCGTTTCTCCTGGGCGTCCATCAAACTATATCCGTCAAGGAGATTTTCACTTCTACAAACAGCATGGGGTTGTTGAATACAAGATCAAACCTGGGGACACTGTGGCATCTGTAGTCAAGTTTTTCAAAGTTCCAGAATCTAGGGTAAAGAGGGCTGGGCCATTCAATGTTGGTAAACGTATCATTTTCAAATCGAATGTATTCAGTCACAAGCGTGGGTGGGCGACTGGTCCACTTCTGACTGATGCAAGAGGTAAGGCTATTACGGATCCTCGAAAGGCTTCAAGGAACTATCCTGGATTGAATTATGAAACGTATTGCAGCTCATTCTGTGTCAAGAATCGAGGAATCAAAGTCGGTAAGACTCATCCCAAGGTCATCAAGAATACTGTCTAAATCTGGTTGATTTTCGACATCGAAGTTGATATCAAAGAGATCTAATACATCGAATATCGATTCTTCATTCAAGGACACAGAGTTCCCCGTCGCTGTGTAATTGTTTTGAATCGTGACGACAATTTTAAATTGTGAAGCATCAAAAACCTTTCTACATGTTGGGCATGTATTCTTACCTTGGTCTTTCCATTTCTCTAGACAGTTGGAATGAAACACATGTCCACATCGAATCGGAGGGTTTGTCCTCGTCGATTTGACTTCACTGAGACATATGGCACATGTTGACATTCTAGAGTATGGGGTTAAAGTTTTTTTCGTGATTTAGCTCAGTTAGTAAATATCGGGAATCTTGAGAAGAGGTTTGTCACAGTTGTTACAGTTCACTTTACCCTGCTCCTCCTGTATCTTAGAGAGAATACTGGGACCCTGGGTCTGAAGTAATTTACGGTACGAGTAGTTGTCCTCGAACGTAATGTTGTTTTGCTTCATCACGTAGTTGTTGAAAAGTTGGGCAGAAGACTGTATGGTGAAACACCTACCATCGGCCATACCAAGTCGTTGAGACATTTTGTTATTATTACATCAGAAATTAATTTGTCTATTGGTGATCGTCTGCATCCAAGATTGAAATCCTTTTGCTTTGAGTGTTTCAATCATTGGCTCACACCTGTATCCTAAAAATATGTCAAAGACATCAGTCTCCACAGTTCTCGACACTCTAATGTCAGGTCTCTCATTGATGTGCTGGTTGATGATGTTATATGCGAATGCAATTTCTTTGAGAGTCTCCGCCCCTGTTATGATAATCTTACCAGTACTGAAGATACTACAAGTAATTTCCTTCATGTCTTCTGCTGGTTTGAACTTGATCTTGACGGCTGAGTATCTATCCGGCTCGAAGGATACTTTGAAGATATCATCGTACTCTTCAAACCAGTCAGCCACTTTCATGAGGTTGATGTTGTAGTTGAGACTGAAGTTTGAGTTGATCATCACCACACGGAAAGCATCGGTTGATATACCGATATCAATTTCCAAAAACATTTTGAAGATGTAGATGAGTTGTGTGATGATACGCTTACAGTCAAAGAGGTCACAACATCCTGCGACTTGGATACTTCCATTTGGAAACACTTTGACAGATTTGGTACTGTAACTATCGTGATAGGTGAGTGTTACCTGATTATAAAATGTCGTTGGCTTCAACTTCCATTCAAATCCATCTGTGGTGGTTCCACTTCGTTTGAGACGATACGATCCAACCCGTTCAAATGTCTCACGAAGCCTTTTAATATCAATGGTCTGTGCAAAACTTGAGACCATCGTGATCGTGGTGATCTTGACCCATGAAGGACGGGTCTCGTCTGGTAAAGCTTTTCGCATATCATCTAGGGTGAGGAGATATGAAAAACTATTATTTGCAATAGTTGAATACATTTTTGAACATACTTTTTACATTATAGGTGACACACTTAGGTGTTTAAAGAGATTGTGAGACCTTCATTTAGATGACTTCATTTTTAAAATCTGCCAGGGCTATTCACGATGTTGAGTCTGACCTAGCTTACATCGAAATATATTACGATAAGTACACGAAGACTAAGGGTTATACGTCTTTCACTGACTATCTTAATGCAGAACCCCTAGGAGACTGGTTGCAAATTCAAAGTGAGGGGAGGGACATTCAGTATGATAAGTTTCTAGACACGATGGTCAGTAAAACGATCGAAGTACAACAGAGACTCGCTGAACTCGCATTGGATACTGTTCTTATGACCGACCAAGATGATCGCACATATATTCGCATCGCGCACGCCATTAAAATCCTTGATCCAACATTCCAACCACCCCGTGTAAATATGGAGAGTGCTTGGCAGATGGTATTTATTAAAAAGTTTTGTAAAAAGACTTTACCTGAAGCCATTCAAATGTGTGTGAGTACATCACGTCTCACACACTTCTTCAATATCTTGCGTATAATAGAATTAAAGTAATGAAGAAGATGATAAAAAATAATCCAATGTAAGACATTCGTGACTTTTTAGATATGCCAACCGTGATACGTTTTTTATCTTTGCAAGTAAAACCTGTATCGATGTTACGCATAGGGTGAACACTCTTCGAGATCATACATGGTTCAGTCTCACTCTTACAGGCATTAGTCTCACAAAAAACACTCTTTTCTCGGTGATCTAAATCCGTGTGCGAAGTTACTTCCTGAAAATCACTAAAATCACCCGTCTGTCGAATGCCACCTGGAAGGGAAAAATCGTGTTGGACAAATGGATTGACATCATCGATGGCATACTCATCGTTGAGCATATATTCACTCATCGTTGTTACTACTAGTTCAGATTATATTTTTTGTCTCGCATCTTGTACCGATGTTCTTGCCACATCTTATCTAGATCAACGTTTAACATATGAGCTAGTTGAAAGAGGTAACTGAATACGTCGCCCATTTCCATCATTACATCCGTACCCCTTTCCTTTTTCAAATTCATTTTTTTGAATGTCTTCTTGTACTGTCGAATGGCCGATGCCAATTCTCCAAACTCTTCTGTCAGGAGAAGCCATACTGTGTCTACAGCCACCTTATCCCAACCCTTAGATTTACACACTTTCTCAGTCTCGTATTTATAGTAGTTCAAACTCATTACTTATATTACGATAGATTCCAATCTTTAATTGAATCCGATTTTATTATTGAAATCAATTTTTTTGCCAACGGTACTGGTGTTTATGGGTTGGTCTATGAGTGTACGAGTCGTATCAATGTCATTCGCATACGCAATGTATTGGGACACACCCGTTTGGATTTGGGAGATTGAGGTATCGATAACTTTGATATTCATATATCTCACCTGTTCATTGATTTTAGTATAGTGGTCACCCGAATTATTAATGAAGACAACACGCATGATGGCATACATATCATCTGGGTTTTGGTAATCTATGGCGATACCACTTTTGTTCTTAAAAGTCTGACGAACACCACGCTGAATAAGATTCTTATTGAAATCTGAAAAAAACAAAGTGTTCAGTGGAGTTTCACACTGCTTGAGAGAATCAAGGTGGAGGTTGTCACACATTTAATATATCCCCAGAAAAAAATTGTGTGTAAATAGTAAATGCTGAACATCGCTGACTTCGACGAGGCGTATGCCAACAAACCAAACAATGTCGAGGAAATTCCATGCAAACCCCCAGCCTGCTTCGTGGGTTCCTACCCTCCGGTGGCTAAGGCTGGAGAGCAAGGTCCATTCTTCGTGAACACCTATCTTCTCCAACCTAACCGAAAGTTCGAGACTTTCGGTACTGTTGCTGTGAGGAGCAAGGATCTCGAGTGCAAGAAGTAAGTTAAAAATAAAACTGGAACCTTAGATATATGAAGGTCATTAAACGCTCAGGTCGTATTGAGGATATGAAATTTGACAATGTCACCAATAGGATCAAGAACTTAACGTATGGACTCTCTGAAAAATGTGATTCTACTAAGGTTGCACAACAGGTTTTCTCTTCCCTGTATGACAATATTACCGCCCAGGAAATTGATACACTCTCTGCTGAGATCTGTATTGGTATGATCACCTCCGACCCTGATTATGAAACGTTAGCGACTCGCATCGTAGCGAGTAACATTCATAAATTGTGTCCCAATAACTTCCATCTCGCCATGCGAAAGCTTCACAAGGCTGGTGTTGTCACCGATCAAATTGTCGAAGTCGCTCAACAGGTGAAAGGTGTCATCGATGTTGATAGAGACTTTGATTTTGGATACTTTGGTCTCAAGACACTCGAGAAAAGCT